AGTAAAATTCATACTAATTTCTTTCGTTGTTTGAAGGTCTAGGTTCTAACTCAACCTCTTCAATAGTTCTTACACGAAATGGCATACGAGGAGAGTAAATAGTAGCAGCATTTTGACAGGAGGGGAATGGTCCAAACTCTAACCAAGCTGTAGCATCACCATCCTTAACCCCCTCATCAGCAGGGATACGAGCAGTGAATCTTCTATGAAGTATCTGACCATCACTAACAGGACTAGTAAGTCCTCTTCCATTTACATCTACAACAGAGAGGTCTTCAAAAGTGTGAATGATGTTATTACCATTTCTAAAAGCAGCAATTATAAAAGGTCTACCACAGTTTCTTAGCTGGATATAACTGATATCAAACACAACCAGTTGCCCTGGACCGCCATCACTAATTTCGTTACCATCTACTGTGAAGGTCATAACAGGGGCAGCAGAGTAATTCTCACCAGTTTCAAGGGTTAGAACTTTCTCCAACACTTCAGCCAAGACTTTATTATTATCATCTAATTCCTGAGATAGTCTTTCAGTCCCGGCCATTTTAGCAATTCTATTAGTTATGTAGGGGTGTTCAGACATGAACAACACACCTGTCCAAATAAGCCCAAGAGCAGCGACAATCTGAATAATAGCTTGTCCTCTTTTAGCTAGGGCTTGAATGTCCATTAAACTGTCCTAACAAATAAGGTTGATTCATTCTGTATTGCCCTACCTAAACACATCCAACTACCAGCGGGAGTTCCTGATGAGTTATTTTCACTACCTGAGTAACGAAGATTACTACCAGAAGCTATTTCACCAGCTGCTAGGGTTTGGCTATCTAAGTTCTTTAAGAAGGCATATGTACCCACAGCACCCAGAGATTGTGCAGCTGCTGTCAGGGTTCTTAACCAAGCAGTAGCTGTAGTGGGGAGCCTAGCTTCAGCGATAGTGTTTGTTAAATAGGTAGCATCTACAGCTGTAATTGGGATAGTAATATTGGCACTACCATTAAATGAAGTGGCTGTACCTGTAGCACCTGTGCCTATAGCAATAGTACGAGCAGTGGTGAGGGTAGCAGCTGAGGTTGCTGTAGAAGCATTACCCACTACAGCGCCAGTGATGTTACCAGCAACAGTCAGGGCACCAGTGATGGAAACAGTTCCATCAGATGCAATTCCCATTCTCTCGTTACCAGCTGTAGCGAATTTGATAGTGTCAGAGGCACTACGATACATACCTGTGTTGCTATCTCCATCCCACGTAAAGTGTGGAGCAGAGGCTATAGCTACAGCAGAAGGGCCAATAAACCCAGCTCCAGAAGAAGAGGTAGCTCTAATAGCTGCTGATCTAACAGTTCCTGCAAAGTAGCCATCTTTATATCGTATAACATCTGTAGCTAAATCATAGAAATTATCTACCTTAGGTCTTAAGGTAGAAGCAGAGGCTACAAACTCTTGAGCTGGACCTAATACAGTGATAGGAGCCCCCTCAGCGGTGGTACCATCGTGTTTATGACCAGTGGAGGAGTGGAACGCAGCTGTAATAGCGTTGAATTCAGAGTCTAAGACATCGGCATCCACGACCTCGCCATTGTCAATATCATTACCAGTGTCGGCTCTAACATAACCGGTCATAGTTACCTTCTCTCATTAGTTGAAAATTCTAAAATAGCGTGAGTAAGAATAAATGAAGGGTTTGTATCCTCACCCTCATACCTTAAAGCTACGACAAATCCACTTCCTACAGTTTGGCTAACAAAAGTATCTGCTACAGCACTACCATAAACAGATGTTCCGTAGATAGCAGTTCCATATATAGCTGTAGTTGTGCTACTCTCTAATTCAAAAGCAGGGGGTTGAATAGTTCCGGGTGGATTATAGTTGAACTTAATACGACAAGTAAGGTTAAACTGACCACCGCTTTTTAGATATAAGCTGTGCTTATACATAGTCTTTCTAATTCTAGGATCATTAATAGGCATGTAGGGGGTTTCAAAGGAGTACTTAATATTTGCTCCATCAAAACTATTACCACTCTCCATCCTATAAACATATCCATCATCAGAGGTAAAGAGAATGATTTCTCTATCTCTAAATTGTCTGCTGTGGGAGGCGTAAGCCTTGATCCCCTGAGTTTGAGCCCAAGCAATATTTGTAACAGACTGTTCACTAAACTTGGTAGAGATAAAACCTTTACTTAAACTCTTAGAGGTAGTAGGGACATAGGTAAAGAGTCTATATTGGTTCTTAGACCTAATTACCAAGCTAGTGTAGTTACAGTTGAGGTTAATGATATTCAGAATCTCATCTTGAATATTAGCAGAAGCTCTATCTAACCCAAAGTCCTCGTTTCTTTCAGTAGCACTAAGCCACCTAACACCATCAGGTCCAAGATACATGATGTCACCACCAACCTCCTGAACCGTGTACTGACACAAGCAACCTGTGTTATTGGTAATAGGCTGTAGAACAAAGTCTTCAGACGTATTTCCAGAAAGCCTCTTAATACTGTTCACAGTGAAGATGATAAGCTGTTCACGAAAGACGATTAAGCCTGTGATATCACCACCAACATTAATCTCTCCAGCACCCTCTCCTGTATCATAATCGTTAGATGTATAAGGAGCAGTGAAGGTAAGAAGGTTGTCCTTAGCAAAGAATATATGGTTCTTAAAAACTCTTACTATTGTAGCCCCTGTGACATCAGCTGGTGCAGAGGTATCAAAAGTCATACTATCGTCAGCTGTATTATATACTACAGGATCATCAAACCCATCTACAATAATAACTCTCTCATCACCATCCCAGTTGTAGAAATCAAAGCTAATTCTAGCAGCACCGGGGACAGCTACAGACTCTATTTCAGTCCACCCACTACCTGAAGATTGATAGTAGTTAGGGCCTTTTCTAGCAAGGGCTGTAGCCTCATCTATAACGATAACACCTATTACAGGGTCATCTTCTAAAGGGTCTACATCATCATCGTCAAACTTATCAAACCCTTCAATTCTGCTATACCCACCTCTGACTGAAGGTTCAAAATTAACTAACCTAGTAGCACTACCGGGAGCATTGAAACCTTGTTCTAGCCTACCTAGATCGGTTCTCCAACCCCCCTCGAATTTGATGGGGAATGTCTCCCAATTAGTTGGCATTATCTAATCCTCTCTGTAGTACGAACATACTCTGTTCTATTTACGTAGATTATTCTCATATTCTTAATCTGGTCTCTAAACATCTGCATAGTAGCTGTAGAGAGTTCTACATCCCCCCTGAACATATAAGCATAAGCCATAGCACCACTATGGATTACATGCTCAAATATCTGAGGAATGGATGGAACATCATCATAGTCTGATAGGGCTACGGGGACAGAGTAGTACTCATAGTCCAGTTCATAAGCCTTATCAGGTGGATTAATCACACCATATTCAAAGCTACCTCTAGCTCTAAATACATTAGTGGGGATACCACGATGTCTAGAAGGTCTGTATTCAACATCACTCCACTTGTCCAGATACTCTTCGTAATCCATTGGAACAAGCTTAGTAGTGTTAGTCTGTAGGGTATCACTACCCCTAATTCTAAATGTCTCCCAAGCTACATATTTACAGTCAGCTGGAAGGTCGTATCTGACCTGATCAACCACAAGAGTTTCAGTCTCAGTATTGTGATTGAAGGGCCAAGGGAAATCTATTGTGTTAATATCTGCAATAGAGAGATTAACAGCTTGTTTGACATCAGCATAGAAACCCGTAGCCGATGCGAAAGTTGCGGAAGTAAGGGGGGTTTCATTAACCCTATACAACACACCGTTGACGAGTCCTAAATAGTCGTATGCCATGATGTCTCCAGATTGTTAAAGAAAAGGCCCGCCCGGTCATCCGAACGGGCCTCTCTTAGTTAGCTTAGCTGTGTTGAAGTATCACGAGGCGCTAGCTTCGGAATACCGAACGGATGCTGGGTCTCCTGAATTACAACCCAAGCTCTAGCAACACCCGCAACGCGGATGGCGGTTGCTGAAAGCAGATTAACATCTGTATCAGCAGTCAGCTGGATTGGACGGAGGTCAGTAGCATCAGCAACGGCAGCAACCATAGTACCGGCAGCTGCATCACCAGCCAGAGTGGCCCCTAATGCAACAGAACCGACACGAATCTGGAGAGTGTTGGTGGCAGTACCAGCAACAATCTGCTCCATGCCGCCGCCGAGAACCATAGTTCCCTTTGGAAGTTCACCTAGGTTAAGGCTATCAGAAGCCGCAGCTACCTGATTGCCCGCTAGGGTGAAGTCAACCACGAAACTCAGAGTACGAGTGCGTGGAATGTAGGCAGCAGCGAGGGCGCGATCCTCTCTGTAGCCAGTAAAGTCTTTTTCAGCCATTGTTTTCTCCTATTACGCTACGTTGTACTTAGCGGTTACAATGCTCTCAGGGCGTAGAATCTTACGACCATAGAGGTGCATACCACGTACAATGTCACCGAAGAAATCATGATCACGCAGGGTCTCAGTCTTCCTAATCTGCTCAGCGGTAGCTACAGCCTGATCGTTACCGAATACGATAACGCCATAGTTGGAGTCCTGGTTTGCAGTGCCAGCAGTGCTGGGGCCAGTACCAACCTTTGGAAGGTTGTTGCTCTCGTAAACACGGAAGCCGTAGATTTCACCATCAGTGACACGACCATTACGGATGCCACCTGACTTACCCCAGTCGGCGTTCAGAAGACGAGAATCCTCGTCCTTTAGAAGCTCGACAAACACTGGGTCAAGAACGACCCAACGGCCTTCCTTAGGAACGTTCTGCTGGTCTAGAAGACGAGAAGCACGGTTAAGGATCTGCATTGGAGAAGCAGTTGAGGTTGAGTAGGCAGTTGCGCCGGGGAACCTAACCTGAACTGGGATGGAGTGATCACCAGCGGATGACGTGGTGATGTTAGAAAAGTCACCTTTCTTCAGTCTATTGACTGCGAGAAGCTCGTTTGCAGTGAGAGCTGAGTCAAGAGCTGGAGTACCGGGTACATCAGCAGCGACTCTTGCAGTGTCGGCATTAAGGTGGTAGGCACTCTGCTTGTAACCAGTCATGTAGCCAAGGATTTCCTGATCAAACTGATCAGACATCTTATAGCCAGCGCGGTTAGAAGCTAGTGATTCCCAATTAATGTGGCTCTGCTTAGTCTCAATGTCATCGACCTTGAAGGCGAAGTAGTTTGCCTTGTCAATGACGAGGGTAAAGTCGTCATCAAGCAGGTCTTGAGAAGTGATCTGTTGACCACGACCATAAGGAGCAACAGTGATATCTGGCTCCTTGATGATTTTTACAGAATCACCAAAATCTGAGATTTCACCAAAGTAATCACTATTGGTGAGGTCTTGTACAACTGACTTCTTTCGGAAGGCAAGCTGCACTTTCTTGGAGTAGATAGTAGGGGACCAAACGCCATTTGGCAGGTTGTTCCAACCTACGGCAGCGGTAAACGCCATTGTAAGTTTCCTCTTGTGTTGTTAAAAGTGTTATCAACACCAAGGGCCACGGTTTTCAAAGGTGGAGAACGTCACCGTCGATCTGTTCTCGGCTTCTACTTGATGGGAAATCTTGTGTCTTAGTAGCTAATTCTATGTGGCCTTACGGGGATAGATTAGCGGGCGGCACCAGTAATGTCATAAAACTCCCTGTGTTTCCGATCCTTATTGATCTGATCCATGTTAGCTTCATACTCTTCTAGTGTCATATTCTCAACCATTGACTCTGTAAAGCGTCCTTTACTTGGGTCTGGGTTAAGCTCAACTCTTGTCTTGGCTTTAATGCCTCGACCAGCCTCTCTGTCGAGAGACTTATTCTGTTTGCCGGTCTTCTCCTTATACAAGGAAATAGCCCAGATAGTCTCGTCTGGATCGTTATTATCATAAATACGATCCTGAATGAATGAAGGTTGACCATCAGCCCATTCGTGGAAAGCATCATCCTCTGTGACTTCATAGAAGTCTGGGTGAGCTTTTAGAATCCTTGATTCGCCCTTCTCCTTGCTTATCTCAGTAGTTAGTTTGTCAAGCTCTTGTAGCCTGCCACCTGACTCTTCGAGAGCAATGGCCTTAATAATAGCAGCAGCTTTAGGATTTTCCTGTGACCACCTGATAACATCTTCCTTAGTAACAGGGGATGCAGTTGAGGGGGTTTCTTTCAGTTGTCTCTCTAAGGCTTCTAGCTTATTAGTAAGCTCTAGTTTCTCTTTCTGTGCGTGTCTACGAAGATCACCATGCCTCTTCTTCCAAGTCTTCTCGGTTTCAGATAGATTATCTTCGTTATCTTCTACAGGAGCGGCCTGAGTTTCCTCTTGGGTAGGCTCTTGTTCTCTTTGTGGAGCGGGACTACCACGTTCTGCTTCCATCATAGCAAGCAGTTCGGCTTCATCCTGTTCAACTCTTTGGTCATTACGACGAGCAATAGACATATATTCTCCTTTGGGGCCCTTACGGGGTGGCCATTAACATTTCTTCATTTTCTTGCGGGTGATATAGCCACCCTTATTGTAGAGTCCACCTGTTCCAGACTCAGCATTATCCTGAGCACTCTGGGATGGATTTCCTGATGGGGTTCCTGCACCACCTAAAGTGCTACCACCATACTGACTGTCACTACTACTAGTGAGATCACTACCCATTACAGCACTACCACCTTGATAGGAATAGCCTTCATCGGCCCCACTACCAAGACCTTCAGCAGCACTACCTCTAGGATCACCCACAGTAGTTCCTGCACTTGAGGTAAAGTTCATTACAGACTTAATGGCGTCTCCTATACGAGACA